ACTCAGGAGTCTTCTCCACCTTCGAGGGTGTAGTAGCCTGTGTTTTGCTTTTCGAGCTTTTCGATTTCCTTGAGGGTTTTTTCGAGCCGCTCGGCAAGCTTGCGTTTAATTGTAGCTGCTTTCTTACGTTTTCGCTCAATGTCTACTCTTTTCTTTAGGCCCATGGCCGTGATAGAGCGCCCTGTCTGTGTAGTAAGCCATGCAGCCACTTCTCGGTAGCTGTACTGCTTTAGGTGTTTCTTGGCTAGCTCTAGAGCTTCTAGTTCATGAGGGATTGGTAGCATGATCTGAGGGTTATCTTCGCATTGCCTGTAACCATAAGGAACTTGCCTCATAGTAACACGGACAATGGGGTGCCAGACTTTCTCTTGCCCCTTCAAGGGCTTAGGAAGTTCCCAGTACCCTAGGTCTCTATCGAAGCTAACCTTAGACAAAGATGTTACTCGTTTACACCCTCTTTAGGTGGGAGGTAGAAGATTCCACCACTTGAGGATGAAACATCAACTTTTTCTACTTTACCAAGTCCTGCACGATCAAGCAAGTCTTTTGCTGCAGCCATCTTATCTTTGATGCCAAGCTCTGTAGGATCATTCAGTGCGCCCATCATTGCCATAGCTGCTTTAGGGGCAGTACGAGCAAAGTAAGAGCGTGTTGCATCAGCAATCTCTTCCTTGAGTGCTTCTACAATGAGCCGAGTGGGGGTGTTGTCGCTATACCCTGCAAGTTGCTTGGCACGTACAACATCCCCTCCAGCTTCGTCAAAGAGAACCTCTAAGAAGCGCTGTTGGTTTTCTGTGAGTGTTCTCTTGGCCATAGTGTGTTACTTTCTGTTGTAGACTCTATCGTGAATCTCGCCACGTGTGACGCCGATGTCACGTAGTTCTTTGTCAGTAAGGTTATGTAGGATGTAGAAGTCTGCAGTGCGTTGACGACCTGCGATGAGTTTCTCTAAGATACGTTTGAACATTGTAGTTCCCCTAGTTGGTGCTGCAGTGCAGCGTAGGGGTATAGTTATACTCAGGGTGTACGGCTATTGTACGTACAGTTTTGCATACCCGTTAACCTACTGGGACAAACGTCTCCGTTACAGTTAGAATTGTATCTACGTGGGCGGCTATGCTAGGCGTTATGATGAGCTTATCCCCTGCCTGCAAAACTAAGTCAATGTCAGGGAACGTAAGGGTCTCACCCGCACCTAAGTTCTTACCCTCTAGGTAGTGCGATGTATAGGTATCCGCTGCTACATACCACTCAATCGTAATATCAGTGTTACCTGTAGTATTGTGTATGTGTAGATAATCTAGCTCAGTTACACAGTTTGGAGGACACACGTAAACTTCTTCTGGTGTTGTGGTAAGATTATGACCCCAAACAGAACGTCTACGTGAGGGCTTACCCTGTGCAAATAGTGTCATAGCTGCTATTTATCTTCTACTTTAGCTGTAGGCTTTTTCTTAGCCTTCACTGGTTTCGCTTTAGGAGTAGGTACACCCTTAGCAGTGATCTCATTAACACGAGGGTCTTTACTCCAAGCCTGACCAAAGCGATCCTGACCCGCACAAGCATTACCTAGACGGTCTGTTACTGTACCAGTAGGGCCTACTTTAAGGCCGATCTTCTCTAATTCAGTTTTCCACTGTTCGTAGTACTTCATTTTGATATTACTTCCTGTACTTTGCAGTCTTCTTAGCGATCTTCTTAGGTTGAGCTACATGCTGCTTACCTGCCTTAGTGCCCTTACGCTTAGCACGGCTTGTAGCTGCATACTCTTTATCAGTAAGAGCTTCTCTAGCCTTCTTTGGTAGGTACCGCTCACCAGTAGCCTTAGAGCCTTGCGTAGAGGGCTTACCTGACTTGGTACCCCACTTCTCTTTGGTCCACTTATCTAAGCTCTTCTGTGGGGCTTTCTTTTTAGTCACTGCCATAGTACCCTTTGTCCTGCAGGTAAGCTGCTGCTCTAATCATAGTTTTGGGGTTGTCACCTAGCAGTCCTATGCCTCTGTTACAGGGTTTGCAGAGGATACCTCTTACTTTACCTGTGTTGTGGTTATGGTCTATGGCAGAGTCTTCTGCCTCAACAGCCTTGTCGCAAACAGGACAGGTACCATCTTGCTCTTCGTAGATACTCCAGAACTCTGTCTCGCTAATGCCGTGACGTTTGCAGCGCTTCTTAAGTGTCCACTTATCTTTAGCCCTGTACTCACGTATTGTTTCAGGGTTCGCTTTTGACCAGCGCTTATACTCAGAACCAAGGCAGTCATTACAGCGGCTCTTTAATAGGTGCTTCATCTTACCGCCACGTGATCTGTAGCTGGTAAGAGGTTTATCTTCTTTACACATAGAGCAGGTCTTAATCACGGTAGCCACCCCCGTTTTTCTTGTACTCTCTTGCTAGTAGCTGGCTCTTCCTAGCCGACCATTCCCCAGCTTTACCACCTTTAGTACCTGCTTTAATCTTTTCAAACAGGCGCTTACGCATAGCAGGCTTGGTATAGTTACCTGATTCGTTTACCTTGGATTTGGTCTTCTTCTTAGAAGGGGCGCTGGGCATTATGCAGAACTACCTATTTTAACACACCCACCGTTCACATGAAAAGTCCGGGTGCTCATGACGTTTATCCCTAGAACAACCTCTTTCATGCAAGCCTCCTCTGTGTAGAACAGGCTGTCAGACTGTGTAATGACGGTACAAGAGAAAGCTTCGGGTGTAGAACATACAAGCAACATAGCTAGCCACATGGTAGTAATCCTTCTGTAAGGCTACCAGCGTCCTTGGCTGGCCCCTACAAGGTACACGATAAAGCCCAATAAAGCAAGACCACTGGACATAGCCACTACAGCTACAACAACATTGATGATGGTCTGTTGCATCTCTTTCTTGCGATACTCGTGCTTACGCCTCTGTTGTCGTACTTCACGTAGTATATTCTTGTACTCCTCTAGCCCTCTAGGGCCATGGTTGTACACAATGAGGTTCTCTACTTCACGCTTTAGCTCTAGGAACTTCTTCTTAGCAGTGAAGACCTCCATAGCCTCCTTCTCAGCCGACTGACTGAATGTGGCATACCATGGGGGGTTCTTTACTCTCTGCTCTGCATAGTTGATGTCGGACCATGCACCAGCAAAAGAGGACAATGCTTCTGTGGCGTCCCTACCCGCACTAACCAGTGTACGGATTTGACCTACTGCAGCGCTAGCTACAGCCAGTGCGGTTAACGGGTCTACCACTTTTCCTTGTTAGCCCAGTAGGCCGCACTCATCTTGCCCTTGGAGATGTTCTTTCCATGCCGAGCTTTGAAGCTAGCACGTTTCTTCTTCATCTTGTCAGACTCACCAGCTTTAGGCTTTCCAGCAGTCTTAGCACCCTGCTCACCAAAGCGGATGGTCTTGATCTTATCACCTTCCTTAGCCACAACAACATGTGACTTCTTAGGGTGGTTAGGTGTACGCTTAGGCTTGTTATAGCCTGACACACCTGCACGATCTAGCCGAGGGTCCTTCTTAGCAGGCATGTCACTTAGTCCGCTTTTGACCGGGCTTCATGGATGCACCACAGTTGACCATACCACCCTTAGCGTAGCCTTGCTTCTTGGTCATGCCGCCTTTGTTCATCTTAGCTTTCTTGCCCATGCACTTACCAGCAGCTTTACAAGCACCGGGTGTTGGACAGTCAGCACACATCTTAAAGTTAGGTACAGAGCCACCCTTCTTGTAGCCCATCTTTTTTGCTACTTCAGGTGCCTCTTTCTTGAGGGCCTTCATGCCAGCATTCATAGGTTTCTTGTTCATCATGTTACTTCTTCCCTGCCTTAGCATTACGTGGAAAACTACGATTAGAACTCTTAGAGGCTACACGTAGGTTCTTCTTGGAGTTATCTTTGGGGTTACCGTTCTTGTGATCAACATCTTTGCCATCACCCTTGCGGACTTTACCAGCCTTAACCATCGCACTTCTTGCGGAGTTACGAGAGGCTCTCTTCTTTTTCTGCTCAGCAGTACCTTGGTAGTTGCTGTACTCTTTCTTGTAGTCACGCTTCTGGGGCATCTGCGTAGGGTCTCTTCCTGTCAGGTTCAAACACTTCGTGTCGGGCTAGATGACCCTCTAGATACATTGCACGCTCTACGTGATCTAGGGTGTACCACTCTCCAGTGTTATTGTAGATGGCCTGTCTAACATAGAACACGTCGGACTTAGGGATGTGTACCCATTGCATCTCATCTGGTCTGTCACTGAGTAAAACTTTATAAAAGTTCTCTATGACATCATCAGATGTATATAGTTGTACCTTCTTTGGCATGATTGTCAACACCTGATGTGTAGTATGGGAGGGAAAGTGGTAGTACAGAGAGTAGGGACACGCAAATCTACAAGGAGATTAGGGTTAAACACTCAATCTGTACTACCACATACATAGTAACTACAAGAGGGAGGAGGGAACTCTCATGTTACTACAGACATAGTATGCTACACATTACATCTTGTAAAGGGTTAGACAACAGTTTGTGTACGAATATTGTTATCAAACTCTGTATAGAGTTAAACTCTAGTGTCTAACCATCTTACATGTGTACGAATGTTGATGTTGTAGAGGCTGTATAGTTAAACTCTATAGTTAACTACAGTGTTAAACTCTTCCTATGTCCAATGTCTTATATGTAACAATGTTTTCTTAGTTAAACTCTATATATGTTTTCATATTTACTTGTTAAAACTCTTATAGTTTAACTATAGGCTGCTACTGCTACGCAGTTATACACATATTTTACCCCCCTACAACCCCTAAAATGCATTGTTACAGAAAAAGTGAACAGAATGTAGTACTATTGAAACATACTGTAACATTACGTGATCAACTATGTCAGAAAAACACCTACATATTTCAGACAGAGGGTACCTAGAGCAGGGTACCTTGCCAAGTGGTCCATAGGGGGCCTTGCTTTGGAGAGCTTTACTAGCCCTTCCAGACTATAGATAGGTCCAGTTTGGTATACATGATAAGTCCAGACTCAAAAAAGCCCGTGCGTGTAGTAGTACATATACGTATAACGTATGGCCCCCGTGTGGGTCCTGCCCGGTGGGGGTAGCATATAGCTAAGTCATTGATATAAAAGGATTTCTATATAGGGCTATGCCTAGGGTGTTTTTCTTATGTGGTTCAAGGCCCTAAAAAGCAATGCTAAAGCCTTGTAAACGCTATGCTTTTCTAGTGATTGAATTTCAGTAGTCTATAAAAAGGTGTATGAAATCAACGGGTTACAAAGCGTGTGCGATTTTCACATAAACGATGCATGTAAAACTCCCCAAAGCACTACACATTCAAGAATTGCAATGCATGCATAGCCCAAAGCGTTACAACATAACACATTCAAGCCTTTCAATATGTTACAACATAACAAGTGTTACAACATAACACATTCAAGCCTTACAGTATGTTACAACATAACAAGTGTTACAACATAACACATTCAAGCTTTGCAATATGTGCAACCCCTATCCCCCCTTAAGCGCTGCAGCATAGGCCACCCCCTATCTATGTCATACTAAAACAGTCAGACACTTAGCTTACTAAAACAGTCAGACACTTAGCTTACTAAAACAGTCAGACACTTAGCTTACTAAAACAGTCAGGCATTCTATGTGGTTTTGTATAAGTATATACACACGCACGTGCGCACCCGTATTCTAATTCTATCAAAGGGGGTACTATTTGAGAACGAATCAGGAACGAATCACCCTATAAAAGAACAAACACGGAACCCTATAAAAAAAGCAAAGAAAAGAATCACACAAAAACAAACACTTAGAAGAAAAGTGAAAGAAAAGCCAAAAAAGGTGTTGCGCATTCAATTCGGAAAGTGCCATAACTGTTTCACCGAAGCGAGGGAGACACACCCCGCCAAGGCCATAGGGTTCCACCCGCTAAGTGACGCAGCCTAGGCGATAGGCATACCACGGCGATGCGGTATAAGGGCCACGCTCTTTGACATAGCGTTATGTGACGCACCCCCTACGTTTACGGTTTGAGCGTAGGGCATACCAAATCAAACCCACCTTGGCCTGACATACTAGGGTGCACCGATAGGCGGCAAGCTTTGTAACGTGGCGGGATATACTCGCAGTCTTACAGGGGGAGTCCATGGCTGAAAGGGTGGCCTGTGATCACAAACGTAGCAGGACTGATATGAGTTTATATAAGGGGTACACCTCAAGGGGTGTGCCTTGATATGTAAACGCTAAGCAGGAGGATTCTGTAGCATGAAAAGTTTTAAGCACAAAGAGACGGGCAAGGTGTTTCAGTTTGAACGTGTTGACCATGGTGAGAGTGTGCTTGCACCGCCTCCGCATGGTGGGCGTAACATG